TTGCGCCACCGGGCAATGTGATCGTCTCACCCGACTGGAAGGTTCCGGTCTTGGAACGCAGCTTGATGAAGCCAGTGCCGGGCATAGCCGCGCCAGCCGTAGCAGGGTCAAGCGAGCCGGTGGCCCACACGCGAGTCAACTCGCCAGTAGCACCACTCGTGCCACCCGTGACGCCGTTACTGCCAAGCGCGTTCTGCGTCGGCACGTTGCCACTGGAGGCCGAGAACGGCACCTCCCAGACCTGCGTGCCGTCGATCAGAAACGAACCGCCCAAAGTTGCAGACAGCGTGACCGCACCGAACACCGCAGCCTGCTGGTTCCAGCGCACATCGGCGTCGATCGTGACAGAGCCGCCGTTGATCGTAATGGTTTCGCCATCAAGCAAGCCGCTGATGGCGGCGTCATCGTAATTGACTACGGTGGTTATTGTTTGTGCGGCCACTTAGCGTTACTCCAGCTTGGCGCGCAGCTTCGCAATAGAGACTTCAAGGGCCTGCAACTTGACCTGCTTGGCCTCAACGTCGGCGGTCAGCGCAGTAGCCTTGGCGGTCAGCACCGCGAGCTCCTGCTCCGCCGTCACGACCTTGGCGGTGATGCCCTGCACGCGGGCCTGGGCGGCGGCCACCATGCCGGACGCATCGGACTCCGCAGCTTGAATGATGGCCGCTGCAGCAGCGTTGGCCTCATCGGTGACGGCCTCGAGATGGATCTTCGCCTTCTGCTCTGCCTCGGCTGACACCTTGACGGCCTGCTCCTTGGCGGTCTTCACGGCGGCCTTGGCTTTCGCCAGGTCGGCCTCGGCCTGCTCGCGCTCTGCCACTGCTGCGGCGGCCACGGCCTTGGCCTCTTCAGCGGCCTGCACGAACGAGCCAGCTGTCTCGAGTGCTTCAGCGGCCTTGACGTAGATCTCGTGCTGCTTCGCGGCGCGGCGAATCGCGTCAGCCGCGTCCATGTAGATATTGCTCATGATCAGGCTCCCTTACGCATGCAAAGCGTGACCGCCAGGTTGGTGGTACCGTCGCCTGCGGTCACGTTGGGGCGGACGTATCGGGGCAGCTCGAGGGCCTGCTCAATCTTCTGGCTGGTGAACGTCAGCGCGTTACCCTGCGGGTCGGTGAGCGGCGCCCAGTTGGTACCGTCGTTGCTGCCCTGCATCGTGCAGCTGCCGGACGCGCCGAACGTGCCGGTGACCTGCACGCAGCGGTCGGCGTACTCGGTCCAGTCGATAGGCGCCCCGGTGTCGGTGTTGAGAAGGCCCGACCAGGTGACCAGCTGTACCCGGCTGGTCGGCGAGATGTCGAGCATTGTTGCTTGTCGAACAGCCATTTTTGATCTCCTGTTATGCCAGTGTCAGGGTCGCGCTGCGGACGACTCCGTCGGTGCCCTTGACCTTGATCGCCAGCGACGTGTTGCTGGTCAGCTGGAACGAAACGTCACGATTGAGGGCGGGCGTGATCGACGCCGGGGCGGTGATCACGATAGGCCCGTTTTCAAACCTGGACGTCGATGCGTTGTATTGGATGCCGTCCCGGCCGGTCAGAGTGCTCAACTGAACCAGCTCGTCGTTGGCCAGGCTTGAACCAATCTGCGGCCGAACGAACAGCGTCCCGTTGCTGCCATGCGCTGAGACTACGGCAGCGACCACGGTTTTGGAAGACGGCGCGGCAGGAAGGACTTTGGTCAGGCCGCCACTGGTGCCTGCGTAAAGCACGTCTCCATCGACCCACGTCTCGCCGTAATTGGCGCCGTTGGTCTGCATGCCGCGGACCTTGCCGAAGTGGACCACGTAGCCGCTGTCGCCGTTATCCGGGATGGCGGTCAGCGCGATCCCCATCAGCGTGAAGCTGGGCTGCGTGCCGTCCCACAGCGCCACGCGCAGCTTGCCGGAATTGCCGGAGGTGCCGGCAAACTGGCACAGCGCGCCTTTTGGAATGGTGGATCCGGTGTTGTTCTCGACGTGATATAGCGAGTGCTGCCCAATGTGCATGATCGCCAGGTCGGCGAGGCCCAGGTCCAGAGTCTCTTCCTCGGCGCTCCATTGCAGGTCGCCGATGCTGATGCTGGTGGCCGGGTTCAGCTGGAACACCAGCTGCTCGACCGGGTTACCGTCGGGCAGATTGGTTACCACGTTGCTGTCGGTCAGCTGGATGCCGACCACCTGGCCAGCGGTGTCGAGCACCCACTGGTCGAACGGGCTGATCTGTCGAACGGCCATCAGTACCCCGCGACTTCGTCAAAAACGCCGAACGGCACGACCGGCGGGATGAATCCCCTCGGTGCCACTTCGGCCTGGGTTTTGGCGAACCGGCGCATCATCATGCCGTAACGCGTGGCCGCCATCAGGTCGTCCACCTTGGCGACGATCAGGCCGTCCTTTCGGTGGTACAGTCGGAACTCCTCAAACCATTCGCTCAGGTGCGAGAAAACCCGCAGCCGTCGGGTCTGCATGCGCTGCAGCATTTCGGCGACACCGGCCTCGAGGCCGTTGCTTCCGTCGTCGAATGTCGCCCTGTCCTTCAGCATCGACAGGCCCTGGGCCTTGTACTGAGCGGCCAGCTGCTGGCCTGATCCCTTGTCGCGTTGCAGGCCGTCATGCGGCCAGGCGACGGGGATCCATTCGCCTCGAGTGCGGATCGCTGCAGCGTGCTGCACGATCGACGTGTCTTTGACCCGGTAGATGTCTGTTACGTACAGCGTGTCGGTGTCTCGGTCCCATGCCATCCAGACGGCTGCCGTGGGGTGGTCGATGCCGAAGTCCAGGCCGACGATCCGCGGCCAGTGGGGCGGGACTGCGAAGGGCGCGATCGCGACCGCCTCATCGGCGAGAGGGAAGACGCGGCCTGACCCCATCGACGGGATCCCCTTCGTCCTGGCGTCTCGCTCATGCTCGGGGTAGCTGGCGATGATCGCGTCTCGCTGCTCCGGGCTGTAGTGCTCGACGTCGTGAACGGTCATGTTGATAACCGTCGTACCGTCGGGCTTGTCGATCAGGAACCGGCGAACCACATCAGACATGCCCATCAGCGGCGTAAATGTCACGAACACCATGCCGCCCGTTGCGTTGGTTCGCGTGAGCGCTTCGCTGTAGATCGGCATGGGCGGCTCTTCGTCGAGCCACACTCCATCAACCGTGTCGGCCTGCCATTTCGTGTTGTGCGTGACGATGAAATCGTCTGTGACGTAAAGCCTCGACTCGTGCTCGACCGCGATGCAGACAGCCTCCGCGGAGTCAACTTTCCGGATGGTGCGCAGGATATGGCGGCTGGTTTCCCTCTCCGGCCTTACGCACCTTTCCAGTTTCCGTTGGAGGCGAAACGCCTGAACGCCGGGCAGCCAAAGCGTGGCTCTGAACAGCGGCCGCGTGCGGTTGCTATTCGTTTCTTTGACGCGGGCTTTCCCGCCGAGAGAACGGACCAGGAACGCCAGGCCCCGCATCAGATCCTGCGAGGTGGACGCGAATGTTATCGTGCCCCTCGGAGACACGGACCCGTCGGTGTCGAGCAGCCCTTGTAAAACAGCCAGCCGGATTTGCGGGCTGTTCCACAGGTAGATATCTGGGATGTGTTTTTCGTAAGCCTTTCGCCCTGCTATGCCGAGCTCTTCCAGGTGTTTATGCAGACGCTGCGCTTCGCGGAACCCGTACTGGATGTCGGTCCACTGGGCCATCTTCGCGCCCACCTGCTCGGCGCCGTTGCGGACATGCTCCGCGATCTCAGGGTCTGCGGAGGTGAACCGCACTCGCCCGCCTCGCATGCACCCGTCTCCGAGCAGAGCCCCGACCAGGTACGGGTCGAGGGGCACGTCCTTGTGCGGAAACTGGACCGCGCCGACCGTGGGCGTGGATATCTGGGTGTTGCCTGAGACGCGACCGCCTGCGTCTCCGTATCGGTCGATCATGTCTTGCGTCGACATGACCCTGAACGATCCGTTGGTGCGGGGGGCGGCCAGCCACAAGTGCTCGGCGCCGGCCAGGGTGCGCACGCCTGAGTCGAACGTCAGCTCGTACAGCTCTTTCACCCCGTGCGGGAAAACGCCGGTCACCCGAGTAGTCGTGCCGTCTCCGGCGATTATCTCGTCCCCTACGCGCAGGTCACCGATCCTGGCCCATCCGGTGGGGGTCAGTACGGGGCTGTCTACGCGCTGCATGCGGCCCTGATCGTAGCTGTTGAACTGGATGACGCTGTTCTCGCCGCTGACGTGCTTCACGATGCAGCTGGCCACTGCGTCAGCCACGCCTGCGCGGAGGCTGGTGTCGACCAGGCACTCGTGCGGGATGGCGCCGGTGCCCCACTCCTCTCGGATTTCGGGCGGACCGAGCAGCAGGCGCTGCTGGCCTTTTCGCGTGAGCTCCGCGGATTCTGAACCGATCATCCAACGCGTGGCGCGTGGGAACCGAACGCCGGCCCACCAATCAGGGTATCGGCCGGTGGCGTGCATCGCCACCTCGAAAGCGCCCGAATACGTCTTGCCGGACTGGTTAGCAGCCATGAACAGGCGCTCTCGATACTGCGCGCCGGCTGCGTGGAAATCCTGTTGTTTACCGTACGGTTTATAACCGCTCAGTCTATTACGCTTTTTGCGCAGCTCTTTCTCGCGCAACAGATCATACGCCTCTCGCCGCTCTTCAACGCTGAGTGCCGAGAGGTCGATGATCATTTGACTGCCTTGGCCAGGAGCGCGGTCAGGCGCTGGTCGATCTCATCCTCGGAGAGGTCCGTCTTGACCGTCATCTCGACCGCCTTCAACTTGGGCTGGTTGTACTGCAGCAGCTCGGTGAGGGTGCGGATCTTCGTGTCAGGATCGATCAGGTCGACCATTACCGGCTTGCCGTCGTCGCCCATCATGATCTCGCCAGCGCGGTTGCGGGCGGGAACCTTCGTGCGCAGCACGCGGGCGATCTCTGCTGCAGGGTCCAGGCCCTCGTCCATGCAAGCCTGGGCGACCGATTTCAGATTGATCGTTCCCTTTCGGCTCGTGACCTGGCCGGCCGTGGCGCGGCCTTCCATGACGCCGGCCTTGTTTTTGGCGAGCCGCCGACCAGACGGAACGGATGGAACCTCAAACGCCGACGACGTTGCCATCAAGGGGGCTCCGTCGTCGTCCGTTTCGGCTTCCCGGTCGATCTTGCTCTTGTTGCCGCGGATCAAGCCCGCCATTAGATCTTGCCCGGGATCACGCCGCCGCCAAAGCCCGCCGGCGTTTTGCAGGTGTGGTGTTTCTTGTACGGGGTCTGGGTGGAGTTCGTGCCAGGCATCGGCACGGACACCTTGCCCGGGATCTCGCCTTTGCCCTGCTCCTGGTTGCTGCCCACAGGGCCGCCCTTGCGCGCGCGGAATGCGTCCATCACATCATCTCCTCTTCGGTCATCATGGGCGCCTCGCGCGCTGCGGCCTCCTGCTGCCACATCGCCTCCGGCGTTTCGGTTTCGCCGCCGAGCATCTCTTCGATGCTCTCCAGCGCTTCGTCGACAGAGCCGAACTGCATCATCTGCGGTTCGGCGCCTTCCATCTCAGCTGAGACGGACACGGACCCGTCATCGGCTACGTCAATCGTGATCCTGCTGGCCATCGGCGGCTCCTGTTGGATATCCCGGCTCGGAGAATCGGGGATGCGGGCGGATAGGTCAAGCGGCGGTGCAAGCTGACCATTTCAAGGGTTTGTTACATTTGGTTAGAAAATAATTTGAGATTGATGCTTGACAGTCAAGTATCAAGTATCTAAAGTCCGCACCGTACCACTGCGGACCGGCGCAGACCAAACACCGGGGGCCGGGGCGGATGCCTCACAGGACAAGCCGGCCAAATCGTATAGCGCTGACGCTGCGCTACTGATGAGGCCCAGCAGGCCGAAACGATCCCAGGAGGATGCCCATGTTTGAGAAAGTAACCGAACGCCGCAATTTCACGACGGCCAAAAACCCGCACTTTGAACAGGAGTCGCATTATTTCGTGACCACTTCGTTCGGGTGGGCCGGCGAACCCACGCTGACCGAAGCCCTGCGCCGCGTTCGGTCCATCTCAGGCGTAAAGAAAACTGAGATCACCACTGCTTTGGTGTTCTGGGTTCCGCTGCCCGCCGACGCAAGCTACGAAGTCGACGAGTACCGCCCGCAGGTTGACGGCGCGCACTTCATCGGCAAAGTCACAATCTAAGTCGAAACCCGCTCACGCGGGTCTGCAGAACACGGCCACCCTGCACTGATGAGACAGGCCCCAACGATCCCAGGAGGATGATATGAACGCACGCACCGTACCCGTTTACAACGAAACCGATTTCGCCCGCGCAGTCGACCAGCTCGGCAAACTGAAGGCCGAGATCGCCGCGCTGCAGGACGAGGAAAAACAGCTCAAGGCGCTGCTCGCCGCCAGCGGCTACCAGGCAATCGACGGCCAGACATTCCGCGCGTCGATCAGCTGGTCCGATGGCCGCGTCGGCATCGACTGGCGCGCGATCGCCGAACATTTCAACCCGAGCCGTCAGCTGGTCACGGCGCACACCAGCCAGGGCGAACCTTTCCCGGTGATCAAAGTGTCGGCGAGGAAGACGTCATGAGCCAGGGCACTTACATCCCGGAAGACCCGCGCATCCCTGCCGACACGCTCGACTGGGATGAGACGATGGCCTGGTACGCCAAGCTGCCCCAGATCGGGCGCACGAGCCACGCGGTCGACGCCTGGCGCGAGATCGATGCCCTTCAACAACAGTCGAAACCGGCGTAAGCCGGTCTGCAGCCACGGCCCCGCTGCACTGATGAGACAGGCCAACCACTCCAGGAGAGACACTATGTACCGTTACGCAACGCCAAAAGCCGACCGCAGCTTCCGCTCTGACAGCCCGATCACTGGCGAGCAATTCGCGCGCTACGCACCCAGCGTGCTGGCCACTGAGGCGCACGAAAGCCGCAGCGACAAGTACCTGTTCATCCCGACGATCGATGTCCTGCGCGGCATGTGGAAAGAGGGCTTCGCGCCATACGAAGTCCGCCAGACCCTGACCCGCGACAAGTCCAAGCGCGAGTTTACGCGCCACATGGTCCGCCTGCGCCACCGCAGCCAGATCGCAGTCAAAGACGAAGTGCCCGAGATCATCCTGATCAACAGCCACGACGGCGCCAGCAGCTACCAGCTCCTGGCCGGTTACTTCCGGTTCGTGTGCAGCAACGGGTTGATCGCTGGCGACGTCAACACCGACGTGCGCATCCGCCATTCCGGCAACGTCGTCGACAACGTGATCGAGGGCAGCTACGAGGTACTGCGCAACGTGGCCGAGCTCGACCACCAGAAGCAGGCGCTCAAGGGCATCGAGCTCACCCGCTCCGAACAGCTGCTGCTGGCCGACGAGTCGATCAGGCTGCGCTGGAACGACAAAGCCCCGATCACTCCCGATAGGGCGCTTGTGCCAAACCGCCACGAAGACCGCGCGCCGACACTCTGGAACACGTTCAACACGCTGCAGGAAAACCTGCTCCGCGGTGGCCAGGCTGGCAGGGCAAGCACCGGCCGCCGACTGACGACGCGCCCCGTGACCGGCGTCAGCGAGAACGTCAAGCTCAACCGCGGGCTCTGGTCGCTGGCCCAGCGCATGGCCGAGCTCAAAGCCGCATAACGTCGAAACCGGCCACCCGGCCGGTCTGCTGCAGGGTGGTTCCCGCAGCACTGATGAGACAAACCCCAGGAGGGTATAGCAATGCGAACAAGTGAGTTGTCCGGCGCGGCGCTGGACTGGGCTGTAGCAAAACTGGAAGGGGTTTTGTTTCCCCGCAGTATCCCGCCTTACTCAACAGACTGGGCACAAGGCGGGCCGATTATTGAGCGGGAAGGTATAACAGTTGCCTACTGCGCTGGGGACTTGGGTGAGCCGCGCAGCGGCTGGGTAGCTACGCCCGAGCAGCAGGGATGGGACTGGGGATACGGCCCGTACCACGAACAAGATGATGAAAAGTCCTTTCAGGTCTACAAAAACACAACGTCAACAGGCCCAACCCCATTGCTCGCAGCCATGCGCTGCTATGTGGCAAGCAAGCTGGGCGATGATGTAGATATACCGGAGGAGCTGCAGTGAACCGCACAATCTGGCGCTCGACAACACACAACGCCCGCATCGCGCTCAACGAATTTTTCATCAACCGTGAGAACGCGACGTCGAAGAAACCGTTCAAGTGTTATTTGAACGGCGAGGCAAGAATCAACTTTGAATCACTCGAGTCTGCCCGCGCGTGGTTCGCCAGGAGAGGTATCCAGCAATGATCTCGACAATGCAACTCGAGGCCCGCGTGGCCGAGATTCAGGGCCGCGCAAAATCACAGCACTACGCAAACCAGATGACAATCCCGGCCCAAGCCACGTCGGTGCTTGTGTCTGAATTTTCGGACACGGTGTACTTCATGGACGGCCTGCTCGAAATCGGCCATTGGTCCCCGCTCTTCGGCTACTCGCCTTTGTCACGCGTGTGGTCTATCGACATCGCAACCGACTACACCCGAATTCAACTCTGAGGATAAAACGATGGACAAATTGAACATGCAAATCTGCGACCTGATCATGGCCTCCGGGCTTCCCCGGGAAGAAATTATGGCCGTGCTATCAGCAACGCTTTTTCGCTTCGGCAAATCGACTGGGCTTTCCGCCGAAGACGTGCTGCTCGGCATGGCCCTTTGCTTGGAGGAGATCCACTGATGATCCGCGCACTACTGGTCTTGCTGGTTTGGGCGGGCGGCATTTTCTGCGCCCGCTTGTTTGTGGCGTACAGCACCTACTCGGACCTGCACACCGGCGCCCTGCTGGTCGCTGCCGGTGCCTGGCTGTCGGCCATCTCGTACATCATCGTGGAGGATCTGAAGTGATCAAGCAGTGGCTCGAAAAACGCAGACGCAACGCCGCCGACGCGCAGTTCAGGATGGGCTTCCTGTGCGCCGTCGACAGAAAACAATTCAGGGACGGCCCGCCGCTCATGTCTGACGCCGACCTGGAGGTCGCGGTCAAAAAACACCGCGCTTTCTGGGACGGCTACTCGACCGGCCTGTTCGTTTCAAACCCAAACGAGATCGAACAGAAACGGAGGCTCGCCCGTGACCCTATCTGAATTCATGGCGCTACCCTGGTCCGACAACGTCAAAGCCAAGCTCCAGGAACACGTCGACGCTGGTGACGCGGTCGCGTTCTCCGCCCGCTACGTCGAAGGGAAGCTGGTGCCCAGGGTCTGGGCCGAGGCGCCTGACAAGTGGGAAGAGCCGATCGTGGTCGTGCTCCAGGGCACCGCGTCGAGAACCGAACAAGCGATCCGGCTCATGCAGTCGATGGGCTGGACCGCGTACCGGGCGGCCAAGGAGGTGGGCATCAGCCAGGCCGCGATCAGCCGCGCACTTAACCGGCGGTGGGCTCGCGACCGGTGCCCGACCTGCGATCAGCCTGTCAAAAAATCGTAGAACGCCTCCTGCTCCCGCCGCTTGTTTTCCAGTGACTCAAGGACACGGACGTCCGCCACTATCCGAAACACCCTCACCGTCTCCGTCTGCCCGTCTCTCACGATGCGCTTGATGACCTGATCGTACAGCTCGTAGCTCCAGTGCAGGTTGTAAAACGCGATCGCGCTGAAGTGAAACTGCAGCCCGTTGATCCCGTGCCCGGCTGACCCCGGATGGATCAGCGCCAGCTTGACCTCCCCCCTCTTCGCCGCTTCAAGCCCGGCCTCGGTCGTGATGTCCACCGCGTCCGGAAACTCCCTCTGCAGCCGCTCCAGCTCGTGCGTGTACCAGTACGCCACCATCAGCGGCTCGCCGTCCATCTCGTCGATAATCTCCCGCAGCTCCTGGATCCCCTCGTCGTGTACCTCGGTGACCCCTCCCTCGTCGTTGAACACGGCGCCGGCGATCATCTGGTGCCACTTGCCGGCCGCTACCCCGTGCGAGGTGGCCGTGATCTCGTCGGCGAAGAAATCCGCCACCAGCTCCCTCGACATGCGATCGCATTGCCTGGCCACCGCCGGGGGCAAGGTGATCCACCGGTTTATCTCGACGAACTTCAGCCCCAGGTCCGGGCTCACCGCGTAGTACAGATCCGCCACCCGGCTGTACAAGGCGGACTCCATCCCCTGCCGCAGCTTCCAGCTGAACACCCTGCCGCTGTGCCGGTCGACCTTGTTCGGCTCCAGGTAGGCGGCCCTGAAAGCGGCCAGGGTCTTGCCCAGCCTGGAGCCCCCGTCCAGCAGGAACACAGGCGCGTACAGCTCATGCGCGGTACCCGGCCGGGGGGATCCACTCATCAGCAGGAAGCGGGTCTGCGTGCGCTTGCGGATAGCGTTCATGGCCTTCCACCCTACCCCACCCTGCCGCCCGCCCTTCCGCAGCCTGCTGGCCTCGTCGTAGACGACCAGGTCGAACTCCCACGTGCGGTGCCTCCCGTGCTGCCTGACGAGCCACGGGAAATGCTCGTGGCTGGTGACGACGACGTTCGCCTCGCTGTCCAGCGCGGCCAGCCGTTGCGGCTCCTGCCCCATGGCCTCCGCGAAGGTCAGCTCGGTAAGCCCCCACGAGACCGCCTCAGCTGCGATCTGGGGCACGACGCGCTTGGGGCATACCACCAGTGCCCTCCTGGCCGTGAATCGCCCGTAGATCATCTCGTGCGCCACGTGGACGGCCACCGCGGTCTTACCGGACCCCGGCTTTGCGGCCAGGTACAGGTTGCCAGCCAGTGTCCTCCGGATGGCCTCCTCCTGGAACGGTCTCAACTTACGGCTTGACGACATCGACCCTGTACCCCCTCTTCCGCAACCAACCAATGACCCTCTCCTGAATACCGGACAGCCTTCCCCCGGACGCCTTCAGCTCCTCGAACCGGACGTACCTCGACACCAGTTCCCGGTGCTCGTCCGGGACGGGCATCAGGACAAGCCGGTCAGGCACCCCGGCCATGCCAGCCTGTTTCAGGTACAGGCCACCCTCTGCCTCGACCTCGGCCCGCCGTCTTGCTTCTAGCCTCGATTCTCGCATCGTGTCCCACTGACCCACTATGTCCCACAAAAATGGGGGGTTCCTACTCGCCGTATTACGGGAAACATATACATGACACCTTTTGTCAAGTATCCCTCTCTATCACATGCATATTTTAATTTATGTGGGACATAGTGGGACAGTGGGACAAAAGGGCATTTCAGAATCAAAAATCAATGACTTACGATGGCCCACTAAAAATCATCCTCGCGCTTCTGTCCCACTAAGTACTGGGACACCCACGTTTTGGCCTCGGAGTACCCGCTCAACGATTTACTCCATACGCGCGCCCGGCAATCCCCGATCCGCACCCTCGCGGTGAATTGATAGCCCAATCTGCCCAAGGCAGCCGCCACCGCCTTCTCGCTCCCGAACTGCACCGCCCTGAGTTTCAGCCCGGTCAGCACGTCCGCGAAGACCAGCGTGCCCCCCATCTTGTCGTCCTCCAGAAGATCCTCCACCGCGCAATCGAGCTCCGGCTTGACCGCCTCGACGACGGCCTCCCTGATCTCGGTTCGCGGCGCTCTGCCGTCTGCGGCGAAGTCCGGGTGCAGCGAATATCCCAAAAGCCAATGCCGGACGACCCCCGGCCTAGTCTGCAAGACGCCGAATAGCCGCCCAAAGTACCCGCCCTTGTCCATCGCCCTTACCTGGTCCAACCCGACCGCAGAACGCAGGAACAGGTATCGCCTGTCGCCGTCCGTCACCGGCGCCCCGTCCATGTAGTTGGACAGCAGCAGGTAGTTGCTGGTATTGGGCGCCATGTACGGAGCCCTGCCCTTCGGGTGGATCTCGGCCACGTCGTTCGTGATCAGGGGTTTGAGCGCGTTCATGACGTCGAAACGGTTGTGCCCGTGCTGCTTCATCTCTTCCAGCACGATCACGGCGGCGCCCACCGCCCAGTCCGTGAACGACGACTCCAGCACCTTGGCCGTCACCGACCGCACGTTGACGTGGCCCATGGCAGCCCCCACCAGCGCCGCCCAGAACGACTTGCCGTCGCCCTCGACGCCGAACAAGTACGGCGCCCAGCGGACCTTCCGGCCAGGGTTCTGCACCTGCCACGCGCACCATGACAGCATCAGCCCCCGCTCCCGCTCGTCGGGGAACATGACCCGCGCGTGCTCTTCCAACACCTTCACCGCCTCGGCATCGGCCGCGGTCAGCACCACCGGCACCTCGGGGATGAGGTCGTCCCGGTACAGGTTGCCCCACCGGCACCCGTTCATGTCGAACACAGGCCCAGCCCATGGCACGTAGGCCAGGTTGTCGACGACTGGCATCTCCCACTGCTCGAGGCATGCCACGTCGGCGCGCAGTCGGCCGCCGGTCTCAGGGTCGACGGGCATCAGCCGGTTGTGCATCGCGCGGAAACCGAACGCGGTCACCATCTGCTTGTTCTTCAGGGAGAAGAACTTGTCCCCGTTCGCGCAGAACACCCATTCGCTGGCCCAATCCGGCGCGTCGGTGGCCCCCTGAACGCTGGCCACGGCGGTCCTCGCTGGCCGCAGCCAGCCCCTGACGGTCGCAATCGGGATGGATCCTCCGAGCTCAGTCACGCGGTTGCGGATCGCCACCGCCAGCGCTTCCCTGTCGAGGTCGAGCATCTGCAGGCCGCGTGCTTCGCGGGAGATCTCGACCTCCAGGTCGGCCAACTCGGTGGCTGCGGCGACCCGCCCCCGGAGGCTGACCACCGTCGCGCGGGACTGCTCCGCGCGGGCGGCGTCGCGTGCGTCGCGGGTCTCGAGTATCAGCGTGGCCAGCGTGACGCTCCGGCCGCGGTAACTGCCGAAGCTGTCCCACTTGACGCGGCCGTAGTCGGGGCCTGCGTACTTGCTGGATCCCTCGAATATCTGGTCCCACAGCTCGAAGCCCTCGTCGCTGCCCTCGAACTGGTGGTGCAGGGCCTGGCCGACTCGCAGCCAGTCGTCGTAGTGGCACTCGATGTCGAGGTAGGGAACGATGTCATCAATAACCCGGTTCTCGTCCCACCCGTCGAGAGGCTGCTGGGCCAGCGCAAGCAGCTCGTCGTCCTCGCCTCCCACCGCCCCGGCGCTCACGCGGCCCACCGTCCACCCGGGTGGCAGATAGCTTGGCAGGGCGTCGAAGAAAGCCTGCACTTGTTCGGGGGTCACCTCGGCGAGATCCTCGGCCCACCAATTGTCGACGTTCCACGTAAACTCGGCGCCGGTCGGGTGGATACCCTCGACGACGTAGAACTGGCCATCGCCAAGCACCTCCACGGCGTATTCCTTTCCATCAGCATTGCGCCCGGACCCTGACGGGTCTATCAAAAACAGCTTCATCTTGCGGAAGGGGGTGCCGGTTCGGTACACCATTAACCGCTTCGGCGCCTGGCCGGTCCTGACCGGTGCGAACCCCAGCTCGAGCTCGGCGGCCAGCTGGATCGCGTCCGCGCAATCGCTGTCGGTGACGTCTATGTCGACCCCTGGCCGCCACCTGGCGAGGATCCCGACGTTGGCGTTCGGGTGCCTTTCGGCGACCCGTGAGAGGGTCTCCGCCGACACCCCCGCCTCCCACCCGTCAACGAGTGGCCGCTTGCCGCGGGGGGCGACCGGCACGAGCTCCATGCCTTGAACCTTCTGTATTGCTTGAGGGAGAAACATCAGGCCCCCCTCTTCATCGTCTTGCGCAGACCGTTGATCGCGTCAGCAATTACGAGCGCGCCTATCACAATCGCTCTTGCGATAGGTATCTCCAATGCCTTGTCGTCGGTGTCGTCGACCACCTCGGCGCAGTCGTCGAGTAGGTCTTCCATGTATTTGACCCTTTGATCCATTATTGCTTTTCTCCTGTAAAAGGCAGCATTTCAAGCAAAGCGGTGGCCAGGCTTCCGCCCTGCCAACGCCCTTTTTGAACGCTTATTTCGATGGTTTCAGTTCCACCTTCGTCGTCCGTTACGGTCACCCGAATCGGCTCCCCGGTGGTCAATATGGCCACCGCGATGGGTGGCAGTTCTATTACGATCATGGTGCATTTTTCCCTATTGCGGGGCCTGTCACGCTATCACCGGCCCCTGCCGGCGCGCAAGGTTTGCACGCTTTTATAAAACGCTTGCACGTTTTTATACGCTGTGATTATATGCGGCTTCCCACTATCCCAGGAGGATGCTATGTACGAAAAGATAATCGCTGACCACGCGCTCTGGCTGGCAGGCGCTGGCGGGCAACCCGCCAACCTGTCCGGTGCCAACTTGCGCACTGCCAACCTGTTCGGTGCCAACCTGTTCGGTGCCAACCTGCGCAATGCCGACCTGTCCGGTGCCAACCTGTTCGGTGCCGACCTGCGCAGCGCCGACCTGCGCAGCGCCGACCTGCGCACTGCCGACCTGCGCACTGCCGACCTGCGCTGCGCCGACCTGCGCAGCGCCGACCTGTCCGGTGCCAACTTGTCCGGCGCCGACCTGCGCAGCGCCGACCTGCGCAGCGCCGACCTGTCCGGTGCCCACCTGTTCGGTGCAGTTGGGAACGGACGGGAGTTGAAAAGTCTGCAGCTCGGCGGGTATTTAGTGACCTACACGGCTTTTGACATGCAAATCGGCTGTCAGAGACACCCCATCAAACGATGGTGGGGTTTTTCAGAAGCGCAGATCTTTGAAATGGACGGTGAAAAAGCCGTTGAGTGGTGGCGGGCGATGAAACCGTTGCTGCAGCAGATAATTCAAGCGCGCCCCGGAGAACAGCCATGAACAACATCATCGTATCGCTGGACCCGCCCTTCAGCGCGGCAGTGGACAGCCTCATCAGGCTGCACTGGCGCGAGGGGCACCCGATCGTCATCTTGGCTGACGAGGCTCCTGACAAGACCCCCTACGACCAGATCATTGCATGCCCGGACAAGATCCAGGGCGCACAAAAATACGGCTTTACGCCGGACAACGTCGAGTTTGTCCTCGACACCAACGCCATGGCCTGGCGAGAAAAAGGATTCACCTGTTTTCAGGTGACGGAGGAAAAATGAGAATCGAAGTAGACCACTACACAAACCCGGAGATGCTGCGCCTCCTGAGCAAGTTTTGTGCTGACGCGGCTGACATCGTCGAGCGGGAGCGGAAGACGGACTGGCTGGGTGAGGCGGCGACTGCCGTGCCGCCGGCCCCGGAGGAGAAGCCAGCCCCCGAGGAGAAGCCGACCCGCACAAAAAAGTCTGCGAAGGCTGCGGAGACGAGCTCTCCGACGGATGCATTAGCCTCTGCGCCGACTGCTTCTGGTTCCGTTGGGACAACCCCTTCTGACCCGCCGAAGGTAGACATCACCACCGTTCGCTCGCTGCTGAAGGCGAAAGCGGACGCGGGCAAGCGCGAGGAAGTAAAACAGCTCATGGCCAGCTACGGCGTCAAGTCGCTGACCGAAATCCCTGAAGACAACCTGGCCGACGTTCTGGCCAAAGCGGAGGCACTGTGAAATTTATCCTGACCATGGAAGACAACCCGACCACCGGCGAACTTGACGTGAAAGGCGAGGTCGAAGGCGCGCAAGACAATCAGCTGCCGACTGGCGCCCAGATCATGTACGCGTACATGAGCCAGCACATGCCGCAGATCACCAGCGCCGCGCAAGACTGGTTTCGCGGTGAGCTGATCGCGCGCGTGTCGAAAGCCAAAGACGAGGTGGCCACCGATGTCGGTCCATGATATCGACCGCAAGCACGCGAAGCTGTCTGCCTCGAGCAGCGGTAAGTGGCTTGTCTGCACGCCCAGCGCGCAGCTGGAGGACCAGATCCCGGACGAGCAGAGCCCGTTTGCAGCCGAGGGCACGCTGGCTCACAGCGTATTTGAGATGCTGTTGAAGACGTATCTGTCCGGCCACGACGGGGCGGCCATCGCCGACTACGAAGATTTCGTCATGGCGAACGGTGTCAGCCAGGACATGCTGGACCACGTCGGCGCTGCTTGCCAACGGGCGGTGGCGCTGATCGAGTCTGCCCGTGATCGGTGTCCGGATCCGGTGATCCTGCTGGAGCGCAGGCTCGACTTCAGCCCCTGGGTGCCGGAAGGTTTCGGCACGGGTGACCTCGTGATCATCACTGACGATTTGGTTGAGGTAGCCGATCTCAAATTCGGAAAGGGCGTGTTGGTCGACGCGGTAGGCAACAGCCAGATGCGTCTGTACGGCCTCGGCGCGTACAACGAGCTCAACATGCTGTACAACATCCAGCGCGTGAAGATGCACGTCTTCCAGCCCAGGATGGACAACTGGAGTTGCGAAGAAATCAGCGTAGCCGACCTCCTCGATTGGGCCGAGAAGGTTGTCGTGCCGCAGGCCCGCATCGCGTGGGACGGTGAGGGCGAGCTCGTTGCTGGCGACCACTGCAGCAACTACTTTTGCCGCGCGAGGTTCACCTGCCCGGCTCGCAACGCGCAGGCGAATGCCTTGATCGAGTCTTCGTTCGCGCTGCTGCCGCCGGACATGCTGAACCCGCAGCAGATGTCGCAGGTGCTGTCCCGCGCGGACGAGGTGATCGGATGGCTGAACGACGTCAAGACCTGGTGCCTGGCGCACGCGGAGAAGGGCAACCCGGTGCCAGGCTTCAAGCTGGTCGAAGGTCGCAGCAACCGCAAGTACAAGGACGCCGACGCGGTGGCGAAAGCTGTCACGGCCGCTGGCGTCGACGAAGCACTGATCTACGAGCGGTCCATCATCGGACTGACCGCCATGGAAAAGCTGCTTGGCAAAAAGAAATTCGCCGACATCCTCGGCAACCACATCGAGAAGCCGCGCGGCAAGCCTACGCTTGTCCCGGTGACCGATAAACGGCCTGTGTATGACGCACTGGCCTACTTTGAAACTGAGAATCCCCAGGAGGGAAAATGAGCACGCAAATCGTACTGAAGAACGTCCGTCTGTCCTACTGCTACGCCGTCAAAGGCAAGCTCAACGACAGGGCGCAGAGTGTATGGTCGACCACGGTACTGGTCCCCAAGAATCACCCGCAGCTGGAAGACATCAAGTCCGCCATCAACGCAGCGAAAGTTGCAGGCGCGGCCAAGCTGGGCAAGGGCGCGGTGAAGTCCCCGCTGTTGGACGGTGACGCGAAGAACGACGACGGCAGCTGGAAGTACGGCGGCGAAGAGAACCGCGGCAACTACCTGCTGCGCGCAGCCAACTACAACCGCGCGCCGAAGGTCGTGGACCAGCAGAAGAACGACATCCTCGACGCCGACCAGCTGTACAGCGGCTGCTATGCGAACGTGGTGCTCAACTTCTACGCTTACTCTGCGGAAGGCGGCAAGAACAAGGGCATCAGCCCTGGCCTCGAGGCGATCCAGAAGAAGCGTGACGGTGAGCGCTTGTCCGGTGGCGGAGTCAACGTGAACGACGTGTTCGACACGGAAGACGACGACGATTTCCTCAACTGACAGAACGGCGCCCGCCAGTACGGGGGCGCCCCTTTTTCCTATGATTGAATTTTTGAAATACAACCCTGAAACCGGAGACCTGCGGTGGAAGACAAGGCCCGAATCGTCATTCAAGACAACGTCCGCGTGGAAGACATGGAATACCAAGCTGTCCGGAGAACCAGCCGGGACGGTGACGCCGAGTCGTCGAGTGCAGATCACGTTCGGGGGCAAGACGCACCAGGCGATGCACGTGATCGTGGAGATAATGACCGGTCAAAAACTGTCCCCGCAGACACGTATATACCCCAAGAACGGGGACTATACCGACCTCCGCTGGGAAAACATTACATACCAATGAGCAGCAAGCGCGAGACGCCGGAACAGATTTCACAGGATGAGATCGCGCAGCAAGTGAAGGCGTTCCTGGCGAAGGGAGGGAAGATCTACCGCGCAAAGATAGGCGAGTCCGCGATCAAGTTGAACGAAGCAATCCCGCTAGGGATGAAGAGCCATCGAAAAGAGCGGGACACCAAGGCGCCCAAAAAGGGCTACCTGATACCTGATAAATTGTGAGGACCGAATGAGCACGCTTAACAACACAACAAAAGCGCGGTTCATGGATAGAGCATCCGAGTACGCCACGAGGGGCAGCAGGCGTGGGGTCAACCTGCTGGGCTGGGAAGAGCCGGAACAAATGACTGCCGAGCAGGAGCGACAGGCTCTCGTGCGTAAGCTACAGAGCCTGCGTGCCGTGGTAATAACGCTGCCAAAAAACAGCCAAGACCGCAAAATGGTGGGGGCAGAGATCAGCGATTTGCAAGATGCGATACGGGCGTTGCGGCCAAAGCTGAAGGGTGGGAAGTCAGTGCAACAACACCTGATAGATATTGTGCGCGAGCGATCCACGGTGCCGGAATGGAACAGACTGATGGCGGAAGCCGTAAAACGCGCGAGGGCTGAAAATGATTGAGCAAATTGCAGACTGTCTGATAGAAGATCATGTTGCGTTGATGAATGAGAACAAAGCTCTGCGTGAAGTATTGGCATGGCTGCTGGACGAACACTACCCGGCGAGCCACTACAATGCGGAAATGATTGAGTACGAAATGGGGCAAGGCAATATGGCCATGCCGATGGTAAAACGTGCGTATGAGTTGTTGGCAAACATAGGAGACAACGGGGTGATGAATGACTAAAACAGCATGGGCAACTTTACCGAACGCAGCACACATAAGCCGTGTGCTTGCACATGTGCAAGCTAACCCTGACAAGTGGGACGAAGCTACGGTCGCAGTTCGGAACGCAGCTATGGACGCAGCTTTGGACGAAGCTAGGGGCGCAGCCTGGCACCTAGATTGGAACGCAGCTTGGAACGTAGCGTGGGTCTCAGCTTGGAGCGCAGATTGGGACGCCTGCATGGCACTTATTACTTGGGACGAAGCCGGAGATTTAGTCGGCAAAACCCCGCAACTGGCGGAGGCACTTAGGGATGCTGCTGATGGCTGTTTTTGTCACGGTTCAGAGCCGTATTTTGGGCGCGGTGAACACCAACCACATTGCATAAAAGCCCGCGCAGCCCTCGCCAAATACGAACAGGAGAGCAATGCCAACATGGGCAAGGAGGGCGGGGAATGAGAGCACACAGGCCATATGCGAGGTTCCTCTGCCGCCAACGAACCGTATTCCGGTGGCGTCAATGGTCAACCTATAACCCATACGTTAAGCGTGCAGGCAAACTAACGGTAATATTTGGGGAAATCCTATGAAACTCTGCCCGCTGTTTGAGAGCGTTTGGGAATCGAATGACACACATGCGCCCACGATGACGCTATGCAACGAAGCCCTGCCACGCGAGGCCATAGCGGCGGCGATTCCGTTGCTTGTCGCGCACGGAAAGGAGCTCTTGGCGCAGAGGTACGAGGGCGCACCGGGGTCGATATATCGCCAGCTTGCAGACGAACTCATAGAGAAAAACCGAAAACACGTCGAACAACTACAAGCGCTTCTGCCGAAGGAGGGCAACGACAATGCAGGCTGAAATGGCGGCATGGTTGGATCAAAATTTAGAAACACACACAATCAGGGACAGGTACGGCGACTCGCACGGTCTTATTGAAGTGGTGCCTGCTGAGGCTGTCCTAGCCCTACTTAAAGGCAAGGTGCTGTGCGATGCGGAGCCGGTGGCTTGCATGATGGTGAATCGCACGCACAAGATTGCTCCATCTCTGCATTGGCATCCTGTAAACGACTGGCATATTACGTGGGAGCCAGTGCCGC